AGTCGCTGCTGTGTACATCTCCGCCTCGGTCATCCACTCGGCGAGCTGCTCCGGTGATTCGTGGAAGAGGTTGCGCCTCACCTCCGGGACAGAGGTCACTCCCGCAGCGAGGAGCTTCAACCAGTATTCAGCGTCAGCGTTCTTGTCCTGCTGGGGTCCGATGTAGGGCCAAGTGAAGACGAGACGTCCCTCCGGAAGTGTGTCTTGTCCATCGACTTCGACCACGCGACGCGAGACTTCGTACAACTGACGCTCCCACGCTTCCCAGAGTGTGCGCTGCTGCTTCCACACTCGCTCGGTGTCGGTGAGCTTGATGCTCAAAGCATAGCCGGAAGAGGCGTCGAGGGAGCCCTTGACCGCTCCCGGGTTGATTCCGTAGAGCGACAACGTTTGAGCTGCGTCGTTGATAATGCTGTTCAGGTGCTCGCCGAGGTTGCCTTGAAGGTCGAGCACCGACGCCGAGGCTCCCTGGTCTTTGAGAAGAATCGCATAGGAAGGGTCGGAGGCTGCTTTCTTTCCGACTCCCGACTGATTGCCGACGCCGGTGAAGACCATCTGCTTGTGACTCTGGAGATGCCTCTTGTGATTGTAGTCCGTCTTTGCCATCCCGAGATTCAAGGTCGCCGCTTTCAATCCATTCGCGTCCTTCTCGTGCCACGTCCCTCGGTCTGGGAAGACTGCGTGAGCGAGCACGAAGGGAATGATGCCGTAGTCGTTGACATAAGGTTCGCCGTCGGGCTTGCGCTTCTCGACCCACCCAGCATCGAAGACCTTGTGGTCGTCCTCCGTCCACACGATGAAGTCTCCGGCTTGTGTCTGGTAGACGAGCCCGGTGAGGCGAAGTGGGTTGTCCGGATGTCGAATCACCGAGCACTGGTCCGGAGTGATGATGTCGACCATTATCTGACCGGTGACTTCGTTGACCAGTGGACGAAGAACGAGCTCGCGGACAGCGAACAAGAGTCTCGAGGCTCGGTCGAGGGTAAGGTTGAGCAGACCATCGGCTTCGTACACTGACAGGTCAGCGGTCTCGTCGCCTTCAATCGACCGCTTCACTCCCTCGCAATAAATCGGAGCCAGTGTGTCGGAGGACCACCGGAGGAGGTTGAGAGATGTGTCGAGCTTCGAGAACATTCGCTTTTGATTCTGTGGAGCGAAGTTCTCGCGAATCTTGTCTTGTAGCATCAGTGACCAGTCGTGGTCATAAATAGACAAGAGGTCTTTGACAGCGTCGCGACGCTGGTGGTCGTTGTCCCAAAGCTCTTGAAATGTTGCTCGTTCAATCATTATTCAACCCAACCTTTGCCGGAGTACGGGAAGAGATTCACAAGAAGATATCGCAAAGTATCACGACTATGCTCGAAAAATCCATCTTTGACCGGATGCTCGCTCTTGGTCTTGCCTGGTGTGTCCGGAAACTCGCTGTACTGAAGAGCCTTGATGACGCCTCGGTCTTCTCTTCCGGTCGGTCGCAGCTGCGGAGAGAAGAACAAGCTCGACTCTCCCTCCACGTTCAAGAGCTTCGTGTTGATGAGGTCGATCCCGTGAGGAATCGACGTGTCGGTCTTCGACCGGACCCAGTCGGGACGGAACCCAAAGTCCTCGAGGATTTGAACATCACTCTCTCCTCGTTGGACGTTCTTCGCGTTCCCTGCTTTGTCAATGAAGGGGAATCGTCCGGCATCATAGGACCATCCCTCGCGGATGACCATCGAACGCAGCTCGTCGGCGACGCGACTTGTCGACGTGTCGTCCGGATGCCACTCCGCGAAGACGTGGACGCAGTCTCGAGCGTTGTGCTGTCGACAATACGAATAGCGTTGAGCAAACAGAAGAGACGCAGACCGATGACCAGGGTCGAAGGAGCAGAGGACCGGATGCTCTGGGTCGTACTCGACGCCGCTCTCGGTGCAATGCTTTTGAAGGTTGAAGTCGGGGAAGACTGAACCCTCGGCTCCTCCGAACTGTCCGAGGACGTACTCGGCGAAGCGAGCCTTCGAGATGCTTGCTTTCAATCCGTCCATGTAGGACTTCGCGAGGTGGTGGTTCTTGTCCGTCGGGAAGAAGTAAATCTTCCGCTCGTCCTTGTATTCCTCGTCGTGGAACTCTTCGAACATCCAATTCATCTTCGGAGTCGAAGTCGCGATTCCCTTCCGACGTTCACCAGCTCGCGGACAAGAAAGTCGAGCGACGAGGATCTCCCACGCTTCCTTCTTCCAATGACGCAATTCGTCCGCCCAAAACCACGCAAGCGTGAGACCGTCAAGGGAGCCGGGAGAATCTGCGCTTCGGTAGTAGACTGTGGAGCCATTCGCGAGAAAGATTGCGAACTCTTTGCTCTTGTCCTCGCCGACCACCAGTCCCGGGAATTGCTTGCAGACCTTGCGGAACTCCTTCAAGGCGATGGAGTGGAGCATCTTCGCCGTCGGTGCGACGATGGCTCCATCGCATCCCGGATGTTCGATAGCGAGGAAGAGAGCCTCGTGAGCTCCTGCGAATGTCTTCCCGCTTCGAACTCCTCCCGAGGCGAGTCGGATGCGACCGCTCCCCTCGTGGAACTTGTGCTGGTGGTCGAGCGGAGTGTATTCAAGCATCTTCAGGTCTCGGAATGTTCTTCATCTCAATCACAATAGGGCCGATGTCCTTCTTCTCTTCCTTCTCTGCGTTGTATCCCCGGTCTTTTGCCTGGTTTTGTAAATAGAATTGAATGAGTCGAGCCTTCTGATTTGCGAAGGCTGGGTCTTGCGAAAAGATGACGTTGAGCATCTCATTCTCGACTTCGTCGGTCACTGTCTCTCGAGCTTCTTTGACCACATCCCAAATCTCGGGATAGTGTTGCAAGAAGTTATAGATGGAGCCACGGTCGACCGCACACTCCCTCGCAACATACGAAAGAATGCCTCTTTGCTTCTTGATTGAAGCAATGACTTTCTTCTTCGTCAGCTTGTAGTGTTTCTTGGGTATTTTTGGCATCGCGTGTCTCGTGTTGAGTTTGGTTCACTGTAGAACATATAGAAAGAACGTTACATAGTCAATTTTGAAAGGGAATAAAACCAATGAAAAAAGTCGACTTGAATGTAGTCAATTGCTTGGTCTTCAAAGGCGGAGGAATGAAGGGTCTGTGCTATCTCGGAGCCCTTCAAGCGATGCAAGAGAGTCTTCCTCTTTCGCAGGTGGAACACTTTGTCGGGACCAGTGCGGGAGCAATCACGGCGATGCTCCTCTCCTTCCGCCTCGAGGTGGATGCAATCGAGAAAGAGATTGCGTCGATTGAGTATTCCCGATGGCTCGACCACGAGTGGGGCATCTTGAGAGATATGCACAACCTCCGAGTCAACCTTGGATGGTGTCGGTCGGAGGTTCCTTCGGAGTGGATTCGAGACCAGATCAAGAGAGCTCTCGGCGACGAAGATGCGACCTTTCGCGACTTGTATCTTCGACACAACACGACTCTTGTCGTGGTGGCTCACAACCTCAACAGAGACGTCCCGGTGTACTTCGGACAAGAGATGTGGACGCTTGACATCCCAATCGCGGAAGCGGTCCTTGCGTCGATGTCCATCCCGGTCGTCTGGGAGCCGGTATACATCCGAGACGAACAATACATCGACGGCGGAGTGAGCGACAACTATCCAATCGGACGATACGACCTTCCACACTGGCAGAATGACACAGTCCTCGGATTCTGGGTAGACGATGCGTCGAAGGTAGCCTGGTTGGAGCGAGGCGAGCTTCCGAAAGCAGCTGCGAACGAGAGCGACCTGATTCGCTACCTCGTGCGAGTCGGTGGAGCTGTGACGAGCGCGGAGACGGTCGAGGCTGCGACGACTGGTCGAGACCGATGGCGAACAGTGTACATCGACACGGACTTGGCAACGCTTGACTTCGACTTGAATGAAGATGAGCGGAAGAAGGCTCTCGAGGATGGTCGGAGAGGGTGGAAGAGCTTTCTTGCGAGGAACGTCAAAGAGGAGGAGAAGAAGGACGAGCTCGAGGACTAAGCTGCGCACCAGCTCGAGGAGGCTGGCTCCCTCCACTGAATGTCGGGGCCAGCGGTCAGCGGGTTCCCCACCTCGTCTTCTCACCGACGAAGGCGCAAGCAATCTC